GCGCGGATCTTACGAACCAGGCTGTGTTGTACAGTATAGGTCATTTGATTCCAAAGTGGGAAAGGATACATTCACTAGGGTCATGCTCTTCACGCTGTGCAATTTCTGCACATTGCTTGACCAATTCGGTGGCAAACTTTTCCAACAGCTCACCACCTACTCCAGGATAGTGTGATCCACCTGTTGCTAGTGCGATATCAAAAAATTTAGGGTTCTTCATTCTACTCATGTTCTTAAAATCCTTGCTACTTGTTCTACTTCTGGATACTCTGCACTCAACCAATCAGCATAGGATGTGGCTTGCTCACCAATCTTGACCAGGTTGTGCTTGCCACAAAACTTCATGAACTTGACACCAACTTGTCCCACGTTCTTGGGTGTGCTGTTGATAGCAATCGTTTCAGCAATTTTAACTTTGATATTGTCGGGCTGTGCAGTCAAGTCCACAATAGTTACATTACGCTCATAGTCATCTAACACACGATGTTCATCGTTGTTGTGGTCAGTCCAGCGTTGGAGCATGAGATTATTCCACGCATAGCCTTTTTTGTCTTTGTCTGCAAATGCTTCTAGCAAACCAATACGCTTTTTAGTAGAGTCTTTGCGTACACCAGGGAATGCAGAAAACACGTTGTCAGTGGGATCACCACGCATACACTTCTCAAACAAGATCCATTTGGGATCAGGAATAGTCTTGGGCTCTTTTGTTTTGTTGTCTTTGACAGGCCTGCCGTTTTTGTCAAAGATACCTTTTAGTGTGTGTAGTTCATCTGCAACACCGTTGTACTGATTCACATTGTCTGCCAGCAACTGGTGGAAGTCGGTGTCTGTGCTTACGATTGTGTGGTGGTCATGAGGGTGACTCTGGATCCATCCTGCCACCAAGTCATCTGCTTCGAGTTCTTTGTGCTGGAGAACAGTACAATTGGACTTCTCGTTAAAGAACGTTTTAAGGTCGTCAAAGGCTTCCCAAAAAGCTGTGTCTTCTTCTTGTTGTGCGTCAGTAAGTGCCGCACGGGCAACCGCACGGTTTGCTTTGTATGGAGCATAGAAATCCTTGCGCCATGAACGCCCCTCTAAACAGATTACCACATGACTACCCTTTTGGTCACGCCAGGCTTTGTTAATGCTGGCTAAGGTCACGTGGATAGCAAAGCCTACTTTTTCATCAAGGCTTGCGGCTCTGTGCGCGGCATGGCGGGCACGAAAGAATGTATTTGCGGTATCGACGATTAGATAGTTCATAGAGATATAATAGCATATATTTATCCCTGTGTCAAGCAGGATCAGTCCGTTTTAAGATACTTCTGTGCGTCCGTTTCCGATGTCCTTGCGGTTGATAACTCTAGGACTTTCGGTTTGGTTGGCCGCCCATTGTTCAAAGTTTTCTTGCAGGACATTTCGGCAAATGGTCTGGAACCACCGATCCACAATGTCTGCATCCGTTTTACCTTCGTAGCCAGCCTTGACCAACTTGGCCAAGAACGCATCATTCCAGTCTAGTTCAAATGCGCCATTGCCTACATTGTCCTCGTCTAGCTCTATACCAATGATAGCAACATAAGGCTCTCCACGTTTGGTAGCGGCCTCTTTTGGTGCAGTAGCTTTGACTTTTAATTTAGGTTCCGTTTTAGGAGTCACGGCTTTTTTAGCAGGCGCCTTTTTGGCAGGCACCGGCTTTTCTACGACCTTCTTAGCAACAACCTTCTTAGCTGGCACTTTTTTAGTAACCATTATTTGCCCCAGCCATTGCCCCACAAGTCTACATGTAGACGTGGACTGTAAGCATAGCCTTGGCGCAGGCATTCGTTGGCAATTGCCAGTTTGTTTGCATCGTAGCCTTGTGTGGTGCCACCAACTGGCATCACAAACACCTGACCCATGAATCCTGCTTGACGGTATTCGCCCACAGCTTGATTGATTTCAAAAAAGTCTTCGGGTTTCTCGACCACAAACTTCAAGTAGGTAACGCCCACACGCTGATACTCAGCAATGATCTCTGGACAGATAGCTTCTTCCCACTTTTCGCCCGACGCACTCAGCTTGGGACTAACAGAGAATTGCATTTCACGGAAACGACCAATGTACTCTTGATGATCATCTTCATGGGTACCACGCCAGGTAGTGTGCCATTGCTCAATGTAGTCCTGGAACTCATCCGTCAGCGGCTGGGTGCCATTGGTCTCAAACGTGATGTTATCTAGGCCAATCATACCTGGATGTTCCAGCAACTCAGGATACACCTTTTGCCAACCCAACAGTGGCTCACCACCTGTGATGACCAAGTGTACTGGGTTACCATTGTATTGTTGCCAACGACCATTTGGAGTCATTGCCAGCATCTCAGTCACAATAGAGTCCGTGTCTTTGGTAGGACTTAGGTCTTTGAACTTTGGGTCCCATGAGGCATAGCTGTCACAACCTGTGTGTACCAGCGGCAAGTCTGTAAACTTTTCGTATTTGGTAGCATCTACCATGTTACGCTCTTGACTAGCTTGGCCACGTGGCATACCAAATCCAGCACATTTGAAGTTACAACCAAAGGTACGCAAGAACACGCTAGGTACGCCTACAAAGCGACCTTCGCCTTGCAGGCTGTAGAACATTTCACTTACTTTTAGTTTCATAATATTTCCTTCTGTATCTTATTATATAGAGTTTCAAAATTTTCTTCAAGCCAGTCATCAACCGAAAGTGGATTCCACTCGCCAATGGCGGCTTTGAGTTTATTTAAGTTTGCTTGACTTTCCCACTGATATGTTTTGACCATATTTTCGGGCATGGGCACAACAAGTACCTGTACATTTTCAACACCAAATCGTTTTTGTATTGATTCTGCAATATCTTTGAATGTCAGTTGCACACCTGTGCCAACGTTGTATACACCGCTTACACCTGCGTCCTTTAGACGAAGCATGGCATTTATACAGTCATCTATACTTATGAAGTCACGTGAGCCTAGTCTACCTTCATGCTGGAATACTGTTAGCTTGCGTTGCACAATACCTTGTTCAATGTAACGGCGTATGGGACTTGGTTGTTGTTTGTGCCCTTCGTTGCGTCCGTACACATTGAAGAAACGCACACCTTGTACTGGTACTGTGAATTGTTGTGTGGCACACCAGTTGTCCACTGCCAGCTTGCTCACCCCATACATGTGCATGGGTTGTACCGGCCCCCATTCTGGACTGTTTGACCAAGTGCCGTATAGGCTTGCTGAACTTGCGTAGGTAATACCGCAGTTGTTTTGTTGTGCAAACTGAATCCAGTTCTGCGTGTCTTCGATATTCTTCTTGACCAACTCTTGCCAGTCACTGGCAATAGTTTCGCTGATAGCACCCATGTGGAAAATCCACTCCAGCGGCTCTTCCAAGGTGTATGTTTTACCACGATCACTCCAGTCTAGTGAGTGGACTCGGATGCCTTGTGCTAGTAGCCGAGCCTTGAGCTCGCTGCCAATCAGGCCGCGATCACCTGTTATTATTACCATGTTCCCTCTGGTGCCTTTCTATAATTACCCTTGCCCGGAATCGTGTGTCGTACACCGCCCACAGGATCCTCGACGTCGCCCGTTTTACGGGGAATAAGATGTATATGAGGCCAAGACACAGTCTGTCCCGCAGCCTGGCCATAATTAAGTCCAATGTTGAAACCGTCCCATTCGCCATCATCTACTTTCTCTTTTCCATAATTAAATGCATCCTCAAATGCATCCTTGAGCACACCCACAGCATTGTACTTGGGTACAAACAGTAGATGTCCTGGTGTACACGGGTACTTGTCACGAAATACTGCAACATGGAAATCCTGCCTTACGCTGTCATTCCAAGGTGCTTCGCTTTCTTCAATCGTTTCTGGGAGATGTTCAAAGATTTGTTGTTGCATATTACCCTTCGTAGATTGCTGAATTGCTACCGTGCTCAAACACTTCAACTGTTAGAATCTTGACACGTTGCATGTCATCGCCCAGCAAGTTTTGATACTTGTTGGTTGGATCTTCTTTTAACCATTGATCAGTCCAGCGCCACACATACTCAGCAAACGCTTCGCAACCCACAGCAGGCATTGTGATCAGTTTGATCACACCCTTGTTGCCTACAGGGTGGCCTTGAACTTCTTCAGGCTTGCCATGCATATCTTTGACTGCACTCCAGCCAGCCATCTTCTGGAAATGCTTGATTAGTGGATCGTCTTCTGCAACAATAGTGGTATGATCAAATGTTTTTTCAAGGAACTCTTTGACTTCATCTAGGCCGCCAAAGTCTTGTACCCAGTTACGTGCATCAAGTTGTTCTGCTTCGAACACAAATTTGAAACCTAAACTGTAACCATGTAACAGACTGCAATGACTATGCGTTGCGGCATGTTGCCGAAAGGTACAGCTTAGGCCTCGATCGTTGCCATAAGTTTTTGTGCTAAATCTACGTGACATTGAAAACTCCAAGAGTGGTTGAAAGTAATACAGTGTAACACAACACTAGATGTTAGTCAAGTAGATTTTCATTCCATTCGCGATGACCTTCACGGAAAGCCATGTTTGATTGGGTTTCACGTACTTCCACACGATAACACCATAAACGGGCGGCTTCGCTTGGACCCCACATGTCCGGAATGTACACACCATTCACATACTTGTACAGCATGTCGCTTAGGCCTTCGCAACCTAGTCGTGGTA